TCTGCACGTTGGTTGAAGGCAAGCCAAAATGGATTGCCACCGCCAAGCAGTTGGTTTGTTGGATAGCCGTAGCCGTAGCCTATCAGCATTGCTTACAGGAATGTAAAACCGATAACCGAACCCACCGAAGGAGTAACGTCCGTAATCTTGCCTCCGTTGCGACCGCTTATCACGATGCCAGCGGAAAGGGATTTGCCACTAAAGTTGTAAGCGGTTAGCAGGTTCTCGCTTCCAGTTCCAGTAAGGGTTGTGAAGGTCGCAGCGGTATTGACTACCAAGAAGTCGTAGTTCTTCCCGGTAACGGCTCCGTCAACGAACTCCATCGTACCGCCCTGTCCGAGCATTTGTTGCAATATGGGTGTAGGCATTTTTTAGCGTTTAATTGTAAATGTCTTTTAGGTTGGAATTTCACAAACCGAGTGAGAGTAAGGAATCTCAAAGGTCATCGTCGCCTGCCACCCAGCCGTGCGGTCGTCCCGGCTCTCTACGAAGCGTGTAAGCGATACGCTGGATGATAGGGTCCAGTCCTCGTTCGGGTCGTTTGTGAGCGATGATATGAAGTCCTGTGCTACCTGCAGTTGGTCGCTTAGGACTTCGTCTTCGTTATCCTGCCAACCCAGCGTAGGGCTGCCCGAAACCACTCCGCCCATCGGCTTAATGGACTCAACTCTATCACTAAAATATACCCCAACCACCAAGTCCAAAGTACCAGCGTCAGTACTTGCAGACTGAACGTCCGCAAAGACCAAAGGATAGACAATACGCTCACGGCTTGGGGTTCGCAGGTTGATGGTGTTGTCCGTGCCGATTGCAAGCGGGTCGCCCGTCCCGAACGAGTTGACTTGCGGGTGAGCATTTGCAAGGTCCAGCAGGGCTTGCTTGATTTTTATCCATGACATAAGTCTGCAGTTTCAGTATGTTTTTTTTATGTGCGCCCATCGTTAGCAGTCATTACAAGCCCCGAATTGTCCGTAAGGGTAGGGGTAGTCAAGGTTGCTGATTCCCATCCTCCTGTTGCGGTCCAAGACCATCCCAGTTCGGTAGTTGGTTGCGTTCGGGTAGATGGTATCCAAAGCAGACGGAGGCGAGTTCCACAAGGGGTATGAATTGCGGTTCTCCATGAGGTAGCGGGTAATGCGTTCGGAATACCACTCGGCATCGTTCTTGACCTTATCGGTCAGCCTTGTGATTTCTTCCATGCTCATTTGGCTTGATTCCTCGCTTGTTCTGCGAACCATGCCCTTGTTCATGTACTTGAACGCTAAGACCATTGGCAGTTCGTAGTAGAGCCACTGAATCATTGCGGGTTGGATGTAGTCCTCCAGCAGCGTTTGATTGAGTGCAGAGGTTGAACCGCTGACCACTTGGGTAACCAATTCCCCGTAGAGCGCAGAGCCTACAATCGGCTGAATCCGCATCTCCTGCACCTTGACAACCGTTGGACGGATTTGGGTGTAGGATACGTTCTCGTTGATGATGCTATTGTCGAGCAGCGTTTCTTCGCTTATGAATAGTGCCTTCATGCCTTGCTGATTTTATTGCCTTTACGGATGACCAACTGCTGCTCCCATACGTGCCTGCATTGGGGGCGATTCACTCCGCTCGGTGTGTGATACCAACCGCCTCTGCGATTCCATACGGAATACCCCATGATTGCAGAAATCCCATCGATGTCCTCCCTCGTGTAAACCTTGCCCTGCCCTGCCAAGTCAAGCATCACCTTGCAGAACTCACGGCTGGAGCCTTTGTCCTTGTTGCTGAAACCTGTTGCCCATGCGTACTTGTAGCGGACCTCCAGTACTGGCTCGGCAACTTCCTTCACGTTCTTGGGCAGGTTCTGCTCGGCTATCTTGTCCACCGCCCGGCTGATTGGGTAGCGGTCCTTTGTGATTAGGTAGGCGACCCGCTTGGCGACCTTTGCCTTGCTGACCCCGAACTCCTTTGCCATTTCTTCAACCGATGCGTCCCGGTTCTTTTTGCGATACGCCTCAATTTTGAGGTCCAATTCTTTTTCTTCTTCGCCTAATTCGGCAAAGGCCAAGCGGATATTCTCATCGATGTTGGCATCGAACCGCATCGGCTTGGAGTGCATGACATGATAGTCGTCTGCATGGCATCCGAACTTGCTTGCAACGACCTCCAAGACTTTGAACTCTTCGTCGCCCCAGCCGTAGTCCTCGTCGTCTTCTTCGCCCCAAGTCGGTTCGCTGAACTCTTGGGCCTGCACTCCGAGCATCGTGTCAATCTCTTGGGCTGACAAACCGAAGCCCGCTGACAACATCGTCCGAGCCATTTCCAGCGTGATTTTCTCCTGCATGTACTGCCTGACGATACGCATCAGGTTTTGGTACTCACGGCCCGATAGTTTCTTGATGTTGTCGTTGCTCTGCAAGGCTTCCACGGCTTGCGGTTGCTCGTCGGGTTGGGGATTAGGTCCCACCACGTCGGCAGGTTTCTCCAAGGGTTGCAGACCTGCCTTTTCACGCAGTTCGTCTTGGGTCATTATCTGCAACAGGGCTTGCTCGCTTAGTCGCTCCGTGATAGGCTCAACGGGGATAAGTTCCATACCCTCAACGCCATTGAAGGAGCCGAGGTAATTAATCATCCGCTCCACCTTGCGGACCCGGTCGTTGACGTAGGTGGCCTTGAATAGTTCGTAGGCCTCGACCAATTCGTTGCGACCACCCAATTGGCCTTCGGTCTTGACTCCGAATAGCATGGGGTTGGTTACACGGTGGGCGATGAATATCTCTTGTTGGATGGCTTTGTTCAATATCTCGAACTGCTTGTCCATGTCGCTCGGAGTTAATGGCTCCAGCGTCGGGGCCTTGGCTGCATCGTCGTTGAAGGTTACAACGAAGCGACCAGCGTTGTCAGTTCCCGAAAACTTGCGTTTGATTTGCCTCTCGATGTCGCCCTGTTCTTCGGGGGTTGGAATCCCGTTGTTGAAATTAATCAAGTAACCGCCCCAAAAGTTGTTGCGTAGGTTGTTGTTGTGGAAGTTCGCCACTTGCACGTCTGCCTCAATCCAAGCATTCCCTCCGATGTATTCGGGCAAAGGATAGTGCTTCACGCCTGCAGCATAGACCCTGTAATAAAACAACTGCTTACCGAGGCGGTTCTCCGGGTCGAAGGCAGGAATCTTCTCGATGTCCCCGACCTTGGGGAACAACTGCATCATGTCGTCGTTGTACCAGTCAGCGACTTGGAACATCTTCTCCTCCTTGTCAACCCTGATTTTCTCGAACGGGACGTGCTCCATCTTGGCAATCGTTCCCAACTTGGACCAAGTAACCGCAACCGCAAAGCCGTTGAAAATCTCCAAGTCCAAGACCAGTTTCTCGGTGATGTCGTTCAGGTCCTCGGTGCTGGACATTCCATCGAAGAACTTGATGAATCGGGCCTGCTGCTCTACGGTCAAGTCCTCCCCTGCCTGCCATCCTCCGCCCATGATGTAGTTGACCTTACCATTCACGATAGCGTTGTGCTTGCTGCTCCTGCGATAGTTGTCAAGCAGGTAGTAGGGGTACTCGTTGGCAAAGCCGTAGGTGATGTATTTGCCGGAGCGGTTCTCCAGCATTACAGGGACCTTATGCTCTATCCCCAGCCATTGGGTGAAGTGCTGCGTTGACTTGCTCATAGGGTGTGAACTGTGAATGAAAGGGCTGAAATTGCAATACTTCCACCGCTATCGATTGCGTTGATGTAGATGGTAAACTCGTCGTTGACCGCACCCGTAACGTATGCCTCCGTGTAAATCGCATGGCCGTTCGTGTGAGCCGTTGTGATGTCAGTCATTGACTGGTCTATCGGTGTACCGTTCTTAGCGATATAGACCTTGATTTGGTGGTTGTTGCCCTGTGCCAAGACCATGGATGCAGCGATGCGAAGGGCTGCACCCGTTGTGCCTGTGTAGGTGATGGCGGTGGTGGTCCTTGTGAAATTGTAGGTTGACAGTAAACCGCTTTTGAGCGGGGTTGTCAACTTAACGGCCTGCCCTTGCGTCGGGGTAAAGTTTTTGGCTTCGTCAAGGTAAAGGTTCGCAAAGCCCCGTTCCCGGTCAAGCGTGGCGGTGTCTGCAAGGTCGTCGAATAGACCCCCCACACGGGATGCGGTGTTCGCCCCGGCAGCGGTTTCGTTGGTAATGGTTAAGGCACTCGCTTGGAGTTGGCTTCGTGTTTGTACGCTCATGCGAAGGATTGGTCAAAGGTTGAATCGAATACCCTCACGCTGGATGCGAGGAAGGTGTTGTAAGTGATTGTGTTTGCGTAGGTGTTGAAGCCTATCGCAGCGGTTTGTATAAATGCCAAGCCCGTTTCAACGACCGCCAAAGCAGCGGTAACCGTGCTATTGGTATCGTAAACTTCATACTTATACGAGCCTGTTTCAAG